CCATTACCAAGGTCTTTTAATCTTTTTTCTATATCTTCAGGTATGGCTGATAACCCAGCTAAACTCTGACCAAACATAGTTAAGGTATCAGCATTTGCTTTTACCTTTGCAGGGTCACCCATATCAGCTTCACCAAACTCTTTTACATGATCCCATGGCATTTCTTTTTTACCACCAAAGAAATTACCAATAGCACCGAGCAATCCACCAGTACGTTCTCCATCAATTTCTGGTACTGTTGACATCGCCTGGCCAAATGCAGTTACCGCTTCAGCATTAGAAATAATTTGTTCTTTATTTAATATTAATTCACCAAATGCTTTCATAGGAGCAAATGGATCTGTCTCACCACCAAGTAACCCAACTATAGCACCTTTAACTGCTCCAATTATACTAGGTGTAGGTTGTTTCTCAGGAAAATCTTTAACCGCTTCTGCATACGCCTTTACTGCTTCAGCATTATTTTTGACTTGTTCCTTGTTTATCTGTATCTCACCAAATGCTTTCAGAGGAATCCATGGATTTGTTTCACCACCTAAAAATCCAATTATGGCATTTTTAATTGCAGTAACTACACTGGCTGCCGGTTGTTCTTGAGGAAAATCTTTAACTGCTTCAGCATATGCCTTTACTGCAGCTGCATTATTAATTATATTTTGTGTGTTTAGTTTTAATTCACCAAACTTTACCATAGGAGCGAATGGATCAGTATCACCCCCAAACAATCCAATTATAGAATCTTTAACAGATTTAAATACACTAGCCGCTGGTGCCTGTGGAAAATCTTTAATTGCTTCACCGTATGCTTTTACTGCCGCGGCATTTGATGTAATCTTTGCAGTATCAAAATTGTATTCTTGAAACTCCAGCATCTTGTCTAATGGATCATCTCCACCAAACCAACCAGCAATTCCTGATGCAATTGCACCAACGGCCGCACCTAATCCTTCAACAGCTTGGGCCCCACCCATTGTCGCCATGGCCTTACCATATGCAACCATCGCATCCGCATTTTCTTTAATTTTCTTAGCATCAAAATCGTATTCTTGGAACTTCTGCATCTTTTCTAACGGAGTATCCCCGCCGAACAGACTAACAATTCCTGATGTAACTGAACCGACTAGTGAACCTAATCCAGCAACTGCTGATCCTGCACCAAATGCAGCCATACCACCGGCAACTGCAGCCATTCCTTTACCAGCTTGGATTAATCTATCACCATCTAACTCCTCAAAGGATTTCATACCCTCTGCAAATGTAGGTAAGGATTTGCCCATTATCCATGTAGCACCAGCAAGGCCTGCACCAACGGCAGCGATTGCTATTCCGAAAGCTGCAGCACCAGCAACAACTAATGGATTAGCGAACCATATAAGTCCTTGTGCAATGCCTTTTAGAATTCCTCCTACGGCTTTACCTATTCCTTTACCTAGTCCTCCTATTCCCTTACCTAGTCCGGCTAGACCAGCACCAATACCTCCCAGCATACCACCAATACCACCGCCGGCAGCACCTCCGAACAATTTAGAAAGCCATCCTCCTTTCTTCTTTTTACCTTTAATGAGTCCAGATTCGCCGCCCATACCACCTTCAATATCCAACTCTCTTTCTACAGATGCATCAGGCCCTTTTAATATATCCCTTATTTCTTCTAGGACCATGGTATGCTTTTGAAGCTCGGATAAAATTGAAGAACTATCACCAGCAATACTATCCATAGCAACAACAGGATTTTCTACTGATGGTGGTGCACCATCTTCACCACCTATACCCGTGCTGGCCGAGTCGCCTAAAATTGTTTCTTGTGGTATAGAATCTGGTACTACACCACCCTCTTTAAGTGCTGTGGCTTGTTCGTCTGTTAGTGCCTCACCAGTTTCTGGATGTGTTCCAAACGCAGGGCCTTTACCCATTTGATGGGCCTTACTCAATTCTGTATGTGAAAACTTTTTACCTGCAATATTTTCGGTAGGTATAACTTCAGCTGTCTCAGCTGTTGTTTCACTGGGTTTTGGGCCTTTGCCCATAAGCCCACTAACCATACTCTTACCTATATTCCAAATACCCTTACCGGCAGATATGGCTGTTTTCTTAAACTTTTCAGCACCCCATGCACCAAGTATCTGTACTGGTTTGGGGAACATATCGGCAATAGATGCTAATATACCCTCACCAAATAAACTATCTTTTAATTCTGCATAAAAATCCCTATCGACTTTTTCTGCTTTCTTTCTTAATTTCTCTTGTTTGCGTTCTTCCTTGCGGAGTTGTTTGCCTTCTTTAGATCGAGCAAACGCAATTTCTTCCTCTAATCGTTTTGTTTCTTCATGAGCATCTTGAAGCCTTCGTTCTCTGGCATCAGCTTTAGCTTCGCCCCTCGCCTTCGCCTCAGCAGCTTTTACCTGCTTATTTAACTCCTTACCTTCTTTTGACAAATCGAATAAACGCTTTGCCTCTATGTCGTTGAGTTTTTTAGTGACTGCGGCCAGTCTAATTTTTTGTTTTTCTTCTCTAGATTGCTCGTCTGTCATTTACTTTTTGCTCGCTGCGGGTTTATGTCCACTACCTACATACAAACCAAACCATGCGGCACCGGCACCTACGATTGTAGATATAAACGCTGCCTGTGCATTGGTTGGGTCAGGTAGTCCCATGAACCATTGGGTTGACATCCAAAATACATAACCATAAGCTATCATCAATAGTCTAGGTATCAGTCTCAGAGTATCCATGAAACCAGCAGTCTTGTTATACCAAGTCTTGCTCTGGTCAAATCCTTGTATAACTAGAAAATCTGACTTATCGACTTCATATGTTTTCTCTGTTACTAATACTTGTGTGTCTTTATCTGCCATTATTATCTCCGTGACTCAGCCTTTATTCGCTCTTTCTCCTCTTTTAACCACTGTGTTAATAACATAGAATACAAATTTCTTTCCCATGGCATCATGTCCATTAGATCACTATAACTATATTTGTGGTGTTGCATCAACCCAAAATTTAGTCTTATATGGTGCTCTAAATTATCGTGAGAAAGAGCTATACGAAAAAACTGTTAAGGCCCTCCAATGTTCTTTTATTCTTTTTCTTTGTCTTTGGGTTTTCATACTCTGCCGTATAACGCAATTTAGGCATTGTATCAAAAAACGCCTGTATATCTTGAAACTGCTTACTATTGAGACTATCTAAAAAGTCATTTAGTTCTTTATTAGTCCAATCTGTTCGTTCTAAAACTTCTTCTCCATTATAAATTTTCTTCACACACTTACAAATTAACTTAAAAACATCAGCAGTTGTATTGGCTTGAAATTTCTCTACCATTTCAAATGTTGGATATGACATTTCAATTTTAATATCATCTGTCAAATCTATCATATTTGTATGGTCATCTTGAAATTCAACTTCAATTTTATCTAATGGTATATCAACATCTGCATATGTCTCACCATCATCTTGACAGAGTAATTTGAGACTTGCAACCTCACCTACAGACTTGGCTCGTATGTTAAGAAACACATACTCCAAATCAAACATAGGTAATTTTGATACATTCAATTTCTCAAAAGTACAATTATTCACGATGGTTCGTACAGCATTCACCATGTGTTTTTCTTCTTCCTCTTCTAAAGCCAATAGAAGAATTTTTTCCTCTTTGACCAAAAATGGTCTATATGTTATCTCTTCCTTACTAGAAGGAACCACCAAATTATATGTTGGTGTATTAATTACTGGTAAACTCATAATATTTTTATCTCCTTAATCATAATGTTATCATTTACGCCAGTGATTGCCAATCTCTATATTGGAACTCCACTGTTACTGTTTGGTATGCATCATTAGCACCCTGGGACCAATCTTGTCCACTAATAGTTTTTGGAAAAGCTTCATTTAATATAATACCATATCCCGTTTTTATTCCTTTCATATCCACCTCATACATCTCTACTGAACCAATATAATCTTTATAGTAATATGAATACCAGGTAATTTTATTAATTATCTTCTTTTGCCAATTTTCAAACCATACCTTTTCGGGCTGTCCTGGAGTACACATGAAGGTAATTGATACTGGACCGTATGTCATTCCTTGTGCCTGTTCTCTTGCAGGTCCATATCTCAAATCATCAGGAACACTTCGTATATTCTGTCCCGGCATTGAAATAGATTCAGCAAAAAGACTCATATCCCGATCCATAGTGTAACCGCCAGGTCCATATAAAAATACTTCAAACCTATTCTGCCTAGAAAGATTTAATTTCTTTACTCTTGTCATAAATCTATCAAGTGCCATAATTAATCTTTCTCCTAGAATCTGACCATACCTTATTTGATGCCACCTTTGTCTTTGCCGACCATGCATTTTTATAAAATTTCTGGACTGGTAACAATACACCTATCAACATATCGTCCAGTGGTATTTTTAAAAACAGAGAACCTACCTGCTTAGCTTTATATTGTCTTATCATCGGTCTAACATAGCTAAATCTTTTTACCTTTGAATAATTAGCCCCTATTGTACCTGATGTTTTATCTCCTAATCCTGCAGCAAGAATTTCTAAAAGTTTTATTCTCATTGGTACTGAAAGATAATGAAAATTTATTCCCACGAACCCACCTTTAGATCCTCCCAAAGGTAAAACCAATGGATATATATCATAATAAGGTAGTCTCTCAGCAGTTTCTGGTTTATAAAAAAACAGATTTAACATTCCAAAGGTTGGACGTACTTGAGCAGTAGCATCTTCCTTACCACCCACAATAACCTTTTCAGCTGATATTTCACCAACAGCTCTTACCCGATCTCTGTACCATTTAGTAGATAGTTCTCGCCCTTCGGCTGATTCTTTAATTTCTGTAAATAAAGTCATACATGACTATTTATCTACATTCGTAAAGTTTTTTCTGTCCAAATATCAAACAACCAACCTCGTTTTTCACAATAATCTTGAGCTGCTTTCCACTTGGCATTATTGCGACCCCATTCTCTTACCTCATATAGATAAGCTTTGGTCTTGCGTTTGCCTTCTTTAGGTGGTTTGAGAAACTTTGATGGTTTGATTTCTATAATACGAATCTCTATCATCTGCCCTTTTTTAATTTTAACAAAAAAATCAGGGTAGTATCTATGTACCTTACCATCAAATGGAGAAACGTAAGGTATAACAACTTCTTCACTTGACCACTCTAAAATATTTTCATTACGATCAAAATAGACCATACATTGCCGTTCCCACATCGACCTGTAGATGATATTTCGTGGGTTACCTTTATACTTACTGGGGTCAGTTGGTTGAAACTTACCTTTGTAAGGTTTGCGCCGAGTATATTTCCGTTTATCCATATAAATACTTATACACATTAGAGGAGAATAGTATATGAGCTCAAACGAGCGAGGTAGATTTAACCCGGATGCCGTGAAGGCTGCCCAGGAACAGGCCCAGACAAAAGCAGATGCTGATGCAGAAGCGGCAGCAGCTCTAGCTAAACTAAAGGCTCAGCAAGATGCTCAAGGCAAGCTGTCTGATATCCAGGCTAATGCCTTTGAGGCCTTTAATGAAACAAAGACAGTTATATTTCCAAAAGACTTTGAACAGGATCAGTTTATAAGATTTGAAACTTCAAGAATAGGTGGTGGTATAGGTGTAGCTCGTACGGATAAAAGATTTGTTGCTACAGGCAGTTCCTGTACATTACCTATGCCGGCAGGTGTAAATGTAACATACGAACAAGGTTGGGATCAAGAAGGTCAAGGTCTTTTGGGTACAGGTGTCCAAGCAGCGATGGACGCTTTCAGAGGTAGACTTGGAGGAACTCTTGGCAAACTTCAAGCTGATATAGGTGGAGACACAAAAGCTGGTGCATCAACATTAGGTGGTGTTGGCAATCTACTTGAAACTGCGGTTGGTTCAGCTGTTGCGCCGGGAGCATCACAAGCAGCAACTGGAGCTGCGGCCTTTAAAAATACTTATTTAGTTTATGGTGGTCCAGGATTTAGAGCATTCTCATATACTTTTAATTTAAAACCTCTGTCTCAAAGGGAAACCCCGGAAGTTAGAGAAGTTATACAATTTTTCAAAGAAAGATCAGCACCCATAGCGATACTAACAGGGCCTGCTCGAGTATATGCTCTACCAGAAATGTTTACAATTACATATTGTGCTGGAGCTCAAGGTGCTGAAAACGAGTACATTAATAAAGTTGCCACAAGTGCTCTTACCAGTATAAACGTAGTATATGGTGGTGACAAATATTCTGTATTTAATGATCTTGCACCAGTTGAATACACACTAACATTAAACTTTAAGGAAGTTGTACTTCTATCTAGAGAAGATATACTGGATGGATATTAATTATGTATTTCAAACATTTTCCTACAATAGATTATGATGTTACTGGTAATGGTATACCCCAAACCGTAACTGATATAACATTCAGAGTAAAACTTACAGAACTTTTTAGAAAGCACTCCGTTATGTTTTCTCAATATGATATAAAAAATTGGGAAACACCCGAAATTTTAGCTTATAATACATATGGTAAAGCATCTTATCATTGGATTATCCTATTAACAAACAAATATTTTAATCGTTATTATGAATGGCCTATGACCGAACAAAACCTACAAACATATGTAATAAACAAATACTCTAATCCAGATGCCGTTCATCACTACGAAATATCACAAAAATCTGGAAATACCACTACTAAAATAAAAGTAGAATTGGCTGATGAGCCAACTGCCACACCTGTGACCAATTATCTTTATGAAGCTAATCTCAATGATGCTAGAAAACGAATTAAAATTATGAATAATGCCTATGCATCACAATTTATAAATGAGTTTGGTAAACTTAAAAGAAATTCTTAAATTATGATTGATGTTAAGTATTGTCTCACCGAAATAGCCGATTTAGAATTCATTGAACCTGGCGGATGGGAAGTAGATATCTGTCAAATACAACACGGAACTGGCGCAACTTATAAAATTGGTTGGCTTGTTAGAGAAGTCCATCTATTTGAAGATATAGAATCTATGGGTGTAACTGGATATCTTCAAATTGAAGATAATGTTAATATGATCCGAAACGGTCTTATTATAGGTGAAGAATTACTATATCTAAAATTTGCAACTGGCGGAACAAAAGAAGCTGGCGTTGACGAATTTGCCGTAGACTATTCAAAAGATCCTTTATACATTCATAAAGTAGAAGCATTAGAAACTAAAAAATCTAGTACTGGTCAACCAAGCAGTTCAGCTATAGAATATCGTTTACATTTTTGTTCTACAGAAATGGTGACAAATAATAGAATAAGATTATCTAAAACATATCAAGGTACAATCGGTGCAACAGGTTCGCCTGGCAGTGACGGTATAATTTATGACATTATGAAAAAAGATTTGAATGTCATCAAACCATTACATATTGCACAGACACACGAAATACACCATTTTATTTCACCCAATATGCATCCTTTTGATCTTATTTCAACATTATCAACTAGAGCAACAGCAAGAACAGGACTTCCTCTAGTTGGACCACAACCAGATAAAACATCAAACCTATTTGGTGGTGGTAAGACTCGGCGAACAAGAACCGGAACACAATCTACAATGCAAGAAAGATCAGCTAGAGGTGGTGACAGACACGCTGATTTTTTAATGTTTGAGGCTGCTTGTAGATTAATTCCGGAAGATGGTGGTTGGTTCTTTCAGCCTTTACAAAAAGAAAAAGAATCAGAAGATATGAAAATTGCTCTTAATTCTTCACCAACCACTACAGGTGCAAACCCTGACAAAGGTGAACATGGATTCGGTGATAATGAATGGATCGGATATCCTGGTGCTATGATGAGAACCATTAATTATGAATACTTAAATTATGGAGATAAATGGGAAACTATAAGATCAGGTGCATGGGCAGGTACACAAATAAAACATAACAGTGTAACAAAATCTTTTGAAATATACGAAAGTGATTACCTAAAACATTTGAAAAAGGATGAATATTCTCATGCATCAACAACTACTGTATTTTGGCCTAATAAAGCACCATACACTATATCAGAATGGCCTAAAAGTAATGTAAGTTATGCAAGTTCAGCTGCCAGATCGACATCAAATATTAATAGTGGTACAAAACGTGTAGACTATCCTTGGAGTATAGGTGCAGCAGAACATCCACTATTAAGAAAAATGCAAATGAATCACCTGTTTAATTATGAACGTGTTGTATGTGAAATGTGGGGTAATTCCGGAATTCAATTGGGTAGAAATGTACTAACAAAATTTCCAGAAATTGGTATGGCCTCTGGCGATCTACAAAAAACAGGTCTAGTCGAAGGTGAAGAAAAGTGGCCAGAGAATAGAGATAGTAATGTATGGATTATTTCTAAAGTAGGACATCACATAGACATAGGCGATCATCAAGGTTATAAAACAACAGTAGAAATAGTCAACACCAGACGGAGTACACAAAATGTCCTTCCATTTTGGGGTAATGTGTTTGGTGGTCCTGGCGAATTAAAACCATAAAAAAGACCCCGCCGAAGCGGGGTCGTCATCGTAGTTGCCGTACGATTAAGTTTCATCTGCCAACTTGGCAAAATAATCCAAAGTTTCATCATCATCGGTTGTTTCAGGTGTTGATA